CTTTAAAGTATATAAATGCCTTAAAGCCGGTTCTGGACCATCTGTTGTTAAACCAACACAAACTCAATATGCTCCTGATCCACGCCCTGCCGCTCTTGGTGGTAATGAAGAAACTGATGGTTACTTATGGAAGTTCATGTATACATTAACTGGTAACGATGTTACTCGTTTCTTAACATCGACGTTCATGCCTGTTCGTACACTAGATACCGATGATGGTACGGTTCAATGGAACGTTCAACAATCAGCAATTGCTGGTGGAATTTATCGTATTAAGCTTATTTCTGGTGGAACAGGTTATACATCTGCACCAACAGTTACTATTGAAGGCAATGGTGTAGGTGCTGCAGCTACTGCTGTAGTAACAGGTGGATCAGTTACATCAATTTATATTACTTCAGTTGGTTCTGGTTACGATTACGCAAAGGTAACACTAACTGGTGGTGGTGCAACACAAGCAGCAACGGCTAGAGTTGTTATTTCTCCAGATGGTGGACACGGTTCTGATCCAGTTGGTGAATTACATGGTGTTTATACATTGCTTAACGTTCGTTTAAGTGGTGCTGATGGAAGTGGAGACTTTCCAGTTGATAACGACTTCCGTCAATTAGGATTATTGCTTGATCCGTATGATTATGGAACAACAAACATCGCTACAGCAACGACAAAGTATGCTTCACGCACACTAGAATATTCTAATTTAACTGGTGGTACTATTGCAAGCGATGATTTAATTACTCAAGCTTCTACTGGAGCTGTTGCTGTTGTAGACTCTATAGATAGTGTTAATGGAATTATTCGTTATCACCAAAATGAAGTAACAGGCTATAAGTCATTTACTGTTGGTGGTACAATTACATCAGGATCAACTTCTGCAACAGTTGCTGTGTTAACTAATCCAGAAGTTGAACCATTTAGTGGAAAAATTTTATATCTAGAAAACAGAGCTCCAGTTTCAAGAGCTACTGATCAAACTGAAGATATTAAATTAGTTGTAGAATTTTAAGGAATTTATAAATGTCTCTTGATTTTAACGTTGGTCCCTACTACGACGACTTTGACGAAGCGAATAAATTTTATCGCATTCTCTTTCGTCCTGGCGTAGCAGTCCAAGCCCGCGAATTAACACAACTACAAACAATTCTACAAAACCAAGTAGGTAGGGTAGGTGAGCATCTTTTTGAAGAAGGTGCAATGGTTATTCCTGGTCACTTAACATTTGACGATAAGTATTCGTTTATTAAAGTGCAGGACACTAACTCGAGTGCTGTTGATGTTGAGACATTTAGATCTGAATTAGTTGGACGTTCTTTTACTGCAACAACTTCTGGTATTACTGGTATTGTTACTGCGGCTTTGGCCAGAACAGTTACTGATCCACTAACAATTTACGTAAAATACGACACTTCTGCTAGCGATAATATTAGTAAAACTGCAGCACAAAACGAAGAATTAGTCTTTTCAGGTGTTGAAGGTTATAAAGTTACTGTTGAAAATAGTGGAACTGCTACCGGTTACGGTACAGCAGTTACTGTTGATGATGGTATTTACTATGTCAACCAAACATTCTGTAAAGTTGATGCTCAAACACTTATTATTTCTAAGTACGATCAACGTGCAAATTGTAAAGTTGGTTTCAACGTATACGAAGAAAAAGTAACTTCACAAAACATTAACGACGTCTTCCCAGATCCACTAACACGTCCTAATATTTTAGATAACTCAGCTGGATCGCCAAACTATACGGCTCCAGGTGCGCACCGTTATTATATTGAACTACAACTAGTTAGTAAAGCACTAGACGATACAGCTTTAACAAACTTTGTTCAATTGTTACAAGTTGAATACGGTTCTGTTACAAAGATTTCCTTACACACAAATTATAATATCATTGAGGAAACTTTAGCACGTCGCACGTTTGACGAATCTGGCAACTATGTTGTTCGTCCATTCCGCATTAACGTTCGTGAGCATTTAAATGATGGTACTAATCGTGGTGTATATACTGCAGCAGAAGGTGGTTTAGAATCTAAAATGGCTATTGGCTTAGAGCCAGGTAAAGCCTATGTGCGTGGTTACGAATTAGAAACATTAACAACCCGTTATACTCCGGTTGATAAAGCGCGCGACACTGAACAGGTTAATAACGTCGCAGTTCCATTCTCACTTGGTTCATATGTATTAATTGATAACATTTATAACGTTCCAAACGTTTCTTCATTCTTAAAAGTTTCGCTAAGAACTGTTGCTACAAATACAAGTCGTGGTAACTCTGTTGGTGCTGAAATTGGTACAGCCCGCATTCGTGTAATTGAATATTATACTGGAACACCTGGATTAGTTGATGGTGGAACTGGTAGAACTTTAGCTCAATATAAAGCTTTCTTATTTGATATTCGTATGAATACTGGCCAAAGCTTTGCTGATGTTAAGAGTTTTTATAGTGGCGAAACACCAGTATTTACAGCTGACATTGTTTTAGATGCTGTGGTTGATATTGTTTCAGGCACAACAACATATGAAGCACAATTAAAGGATCCTTCATCTAATACTTTAATTGTTGAAATGCCTTATAATACCATTAAGACTGTTCGTTCTTCTGATGGTACGATTGATACTAACTACTATGCTCGTAGAGTATTTAAAGGTACATTATCTTCTGGCCAAGCGTCATTAACCGCTGGCGTTAACGAGCAATTTTTAAATCCATATTCTCCTGTTGATTATCATCTAGCTATTGATTCAACAGGTGCTATTATTAATTTAAGTTCACTTCACTCAGATGGTAATCCACGTATCTCTATTGCTGGTACTCCAACTGGTAAAAACTTGCAAATTCGTTTAGATGATTTAGGATATACAACCGAATCGTTTACAATTGTTGCTACAATTTATAAAGCACAAGCTCAAGAAAAATCCAAAACTCTTACAGTTGCGTCACTTGCAATTCCAACACCAAACACAACTCCTGGCAACTACGACTTGTTGTACAAAGCTGACATCTATAGAATTACAAAAGTCTATATGTCACCAGACTTAAGTACAGCTGCAACAACATCTCACACTGATGTTACAGATCGTTATACATTAGACAATGGCCAACGCGATAATTTCTATGATCTTGGCCGTATTATTCTAAAACCAGGACAAGGTGCACCAGTTGGTCGCTTATTAGTTCAATTTGAATACCTATCACATGGTGCTGGGGACTATTTTTCTGCAGATTCATATTCTGGCCAAATTGCATACGACGATATTCCAGCTTTTAGATCAAAAGATAAAGTTTTTGAACTACGTGATTGCTTAGATTTCCGCCCACGTATTCGAGATGATGGTACATCATTTGTTAATGACGCTGGTACAACAAATGGTACTGGTGGATCATTATCTGAAATTGTAAAAGTTGGTGATGCTGTTCGTGCAGACTTACAATATTACTTAGCGCGTATCGATAAAATTTATCTTGACTTCAAAGGAAACTTTGGTATTGTCAAGGGTGTTTCAGGATTAAATCCAAAACCACCGCGTGATCCAGATGAAGCTATGGTTCTTTATAGCCTATATTTAAATCCATACACATTTGGTTCCATTGATGTTATTCCAACACTAATCGATAATAAGCGCTATACAATGCGCGACATTGGTAAATTGGAATCACGTATTAAGAATCTTGAGTACTATACATCTCTTTCATTACTTGAAAAAGAAACTGCTGACTTACAGATTTTAGATCCAGTTACAAACATTGACCGCTATAAAAACGGTTTCGTTGTGGATCCATTCTATGGACACAACATTGCTGATGCCGGCAGTGCAGACTATCATGTATCAATTGATGCGTCAAATGGCGAATGCCGACCACAGTTCTATGAAGACGCTGTTCGTTTAGAATACGATCCAGCAGGTGTTAATGTTCAACGCACTGGTGACTTATTAACATTACCATATACACACCTTGGTTTTATTACACAACCAATGGCGTCAAATTCAGTCAACGTTAACCCTTATTTAGTGTTTACTTGGATTGGCGATTTAACCTTATCGCCATCTGGTGATGACTGGAAAGATACAGAAACACGCCCTGATCTAATTGTTGATACACAAGGCTTGTTTACAATTGTAGAAACTTCCCCAGATGCTGCTGGTGTTATTGGTACTGTTTGGAATGAATGGCAAACACAATGGACAGGTTCTCCAACTACTAAAGTTGTTGATACTAAACTTGCTGGCCACGGTTATCGCGCTGATACAATTCAAACAATTCAGTC